ATTTGTCACTTTCATGGCGGGCAAACCACGCATTCATAGTTATCACAGTTTGTGGGGCTATCTCGTTGCCACTTAATATCTGACTTGCTCTTTGTCTTGCATCATCTGTACCTCCTCCTTCTCCTTCTTTTTTCCATTCTCTATATCTTCTTGCTTCTGCTCTCATGCCATCGGTTGGCATTAAATTAATACTTACACCATTAACATTTGCCATTTACTTCTTACTCCTTTTTCTTGATTTAGATTGTGGCACAGTTTCAAGATTTAATTCAAGCTGACCTTCCTCTACGGTAAGATCTAAATCTTTATCTAATACTACCCCTAAATTATCAGCAACTTCTTGTTCTCTTGAAAGTTCCCTAACAATATCGTCATAATCTCCACCACCACTCATTGCTATTACTTGCGACTTGGTCATATATCCCGCTTGCTCTGCTTCGCGATATGCTTTTACTTCCTTTAATGGATCAATATAATGTGTTACTGGCGGTGTCCATCTTGGTTTGCAGAACCTTGATGGATTAGCTGTATATTCTGGAAAATTTAAATCGCCAGATAAAACTGATAATTGCAACCATTCCTTAAATACCCGAAAATGAAAGTTTTTTATAATATATTTTTGACAAAACTCCCAATGAGTTCTGTCTTCTAACAAACTTAATCTTGAACTGGAATAGTTAGTTTCACTGAAATCTTTACTAATAGTTTCGTAGCTACAGCCAAATCCGCTCGCGAACCTTCTCACCTTGTTTTTAACAAACATCTCATATTGCTGACTTGGATAATCAATATCTGGCACTTGTATAGACTCACCTGGAGCTAAATAATGAAACTGGCCAGGCTCCATATCTTGTACCCTTTGTCCATTCTCTATGTCATCCCCAATTAATTCACCAGAATTATTTGTCACATATGCTGCAACAGAAGCACCTAATCTTGCCCTAATTATTGCAGCCTGTTCATAGCCTTGTAACTGATGAGCATCTTCCATTACTGGGTGAAACCAAGGCACACCTCTGTTTTGTCCAGGCCTTTCGGGTAGAAATAAATGTATTATGTCATTTGCAGGTAGAAGCAAATTTTCTTTCTGCTTTCCTTGATTCGTAAGATAATAAGCATCACCAGGATGTCTAGACATGATGCTATATCTAACAGCTTTACCCCACTGATCAACTTCAACACCATTTCGCCATTCATTAGTTTTTGCAAGAGTAGCACCACTATATTCCTCGTCTAATAAATCAGATTCTATAATTTGCAATCCAATAGGTACTCTTGATTCTCCAAATGGTTGTCTAACAATTCGAATTATTGCTTCTCCACTTTCTGGTAAAGCTCCAGAAATTAACCATTCAAACTCATGAAAGCTATGTCTCCCTGCACAATCACAATTCATAGCTTGTGACCATTCTGCCCATTTCTCTTCTATTAAATCATTTATTTTTTCATCTCTTTTGCCACCTCTTTGCTGTTTAACAATAGATTGAAACTTCATCCCAGTTCCAACAATATTTAATTGAGTAGTTCTTTTGGCCTGTTTTGCATATGGATTATTTCGTACAAGTTCTCTAGATCTATCTCTTAATTTTCTTAAGCTATTTCTAATTTCAGCATCTGGACTTAACTGACTTGATCTCCAATCAGCAGTCAACCTATTTATTACTGCGCCTTGATATGCTCTTTGCCCTCTCCTTTTTAAGTAATTAGGAACAAATAAACGAACAATTGCTCTTTGAAAAATATTCATTATTTAAACCTCAAAAGAACTTTTCTGTAACTTCCCTGACCATTAGCCATTGATTGTTCATTTTTTTCCAAGTTTACCAAAGATTGATATTCAATTCTTAATTGTGTTAATTCAGCTAAAGTATATTTTTTAGCTGTTCTTGTTCCAATTTTATATTCTTGTACCGCACCATTTTTCAATACATCGTCTATTGCCTTTTTTATTAAATCTAAAGTTCTTTCTGTATCAGTTCTTCCATCAAAAGCTTTAGGGTTAGAACCACTAAACTGCATGCTTTCTAAAACTTTGAACTCTCCTTGAGAGATAGTTGTTGGTGTATTACCTGATTTAGTTGCTACTGCTTGATAGAACCAATTACCATCTAACATCGTAGATGTAATCGTATCTGTCATTGTAAATTTAAAATCATCTCCATCTGCTACCCCAGTGACAGAAATACCTTGTTTTGATTTATTAGTTCTCAAATAATATGTAACCACCCAATCAGGGCTGCTTATTGGATTTCCATAGTTGTCAGTTGTTGAATTTAGAGTCCAATTTATGGTGTCTCCAGAGCGGAATTTAGTGGGAAATAGCACGGTTTTTACCAATTTGAAACGAAATTAGGACGTTTAGTCCTATTTATCTTATTTGAGTCTAGCTTAGATACTGTGTTACTATCACTCTTTGTTCTTTTTCTTTCAAATTGGTCAAATATTGTTCTTCGATCGTATTTTTGAAGCAATCTTTCAAAAGCTGCCCATGAATAAACCATTTCATCTAATGCTTCGTTTCTAGCTCCACTTTTTTTAGCCCATATACGTTCTTGATATCCATTCTTATATCTTAATATTTGTTTTTCTGCTGTAAGTTCTTCAAAGTAATCATGAGTCGTTTCTTTAAAGAAATGAATATAACCTTCACCTAATTCTGCATCTCTTAATTTATTATTTAATAAAGTTTTGATCATATCTACACCAACAGGAAATAATTTAACTCCTTTTTTTAAACTTCTACCAACATAATTAATGTCTACTACCGAAGGTTTGCCTAATGCAGGTTTACCTTTAGTTCCTATACCTTTAATACCAATTAAACCCCAAGACTCTCTGTCTCTAACATGCTGGTACACCTCTTGGGTGTAGTGTCCACCAGTATCTATAGCAGCACTGATAATTTTTAACTCATGACCACTTTCAGTTTTATAAACATTCAACAAAGCTTCGTCTAACTGTTTCCATACATCCTTTCTACTAGGAGATCCATATATAACTTTACGGTCAATTACAAACATCTCAAAATTCCTACCGAATGCAATCACTGACATTGATAGACGATCATCTTGTGTATCTATCCCTGCACATGCAATTAAAGCTTCATCTGGTGGAGATGATTGACTATATGAAGAATCTGCTGCTCTTTGCATCAATCCGTCTGCATTTACCTTCGCTTGGTAGCTATCATCCCATGTCTCTCCTAAAATGGTATTTATAAATGTCTTTAACTGTTCTGGATCATCCTTCGATGCTAAAAACTCTTCTACTAAATTTGCCCAAGTTGCGTTGGGGCTATAAGAATAAGCAGCCCAAATATGAAAACCTATATGTCTAGGATTATTTGATACCGCTGTAGATCTCCATTCACCTCTTTCGACCATCCATCTTTTCTTGGAATGGTCTATTAATTCATTACAAGATTCACATTTGTACTTAACTGTATCTGGGTCATTATCCATCCAAGTAAACTGTGACCATCTTAAATACTGCATATGATTGCATTTCGGACATGGACAGTAATAACGCTTTTGATCCGTCAGCAAAAACATTTTTTCTATACGACTAAAATCTTTTAGCGTTGGAGTAGACCCTGCTACTATTTTTCGATTCCAATAATATTCAGTTCTTCTTATTCCTAGCTTAATTTGATCTCCTTCTGTTCCCGCACCACCTATTGGGTAACCATCAACCTCATCAAACAAGACAATACGTCTACTGACCCTACGAAAACCTCTAGGTGAATTAGCCCCTACTAAAGAAAGAGTTCCTCCTGGAAAGTTTTTTTGCAAAATAGTATTCTGACCATCTTTAGCTTTAGGATCACTGATTAATCCTTTTAAACATTTGGTGTCACGAATCATGCAAGCTATTTCTTCTTTCGAATAACCTGCTGCGTCCTCAATTGTTGGCTGCACTATCATCATATTGCATGCATCCATATGGATATGGTATCCAATAACATGGTTCAAAATTTTTGAATAACCAACTCTTGCTGATTTCATTACTACTATTTGTTCAATCTTCGGATCTGTTACAGCATCCATGATTGCTTTCT